GTACCTGAACCTGTGGTTGCTTCAGCGGTAGAGTTCAATACTGTGCCAGTGTTAGCAACACGGACAATATAAAGAGGCGATGAATAACCAAGGTAGTTAGCCGCAGAAAGAAAATCAACTGCGTTTGTTGTGTCTGGTTTACCGAATCGCTCTACTAGATCAGCCTCAGACTGAACTGGAATTGCCTCCTCAATTGGTCCCCAACGGAATTGTCCTGAAAATGCACCAGTTGTTGTTGCAACGGTGGCTTGTGAGGAAACAAGGTCTTGTTCTGTGATCTTGATTCCAGGTGAGATGAGACTTATAGCCATTGATTTCTCCTTGTTTTTATAATGATGTGTTTGATACGGTTATTTTCATTTTATTTATAAAAAATCAGATTTGTATCTGTCCTCATACCAAACTTGTCCTGTGCTGTCTACGATCTTTTGATCATTTTCGTCATCGCCGTTATTTATAAATCCAAAAGGTGTCACTTCTTCCTCGATCATTTTGATGCGAGATTCATATAATTCTTTTCTCAAATTCACATTTGTTAAATCTTTGAAGTATGAATTTGTTGTAAGCCATGAAAATAGAACTAGAGGCATAACTAGATCATCGTGATAACCTTCGTCTGCCATGTAAGAATTCTTTTTTTGAATGAAAGTGGATATTTCTGAAATTGTATCTGCATCATGTATTAATAATTTCTTCTCTTCTACCATAGATTTAAAGGTGAAGCAACCGATTCGTTTCACCTTTTTGTCCGTAATTACTCCTAATTGGGTTTTGCCCCCACCAAAACCTCCGTTGACAACTTGACCTAAAGTGGTTTTGGTAACAGATATAATATTTTCATATTCATAATCACCATAAAGAATTTCTGCTACCTGTTCCGATGTATTGATTTCAACCAAAATATATGCTTCATTGAAATCTTTTGCAACTTTGTATATAATTGATGGGTAAAGTAGAGGACTAATTTTGTTATCTCTGTATTTTCCTACCATTTTGTATGGTATTTGTGTAGCATCAATAATTTGAAATGCGGAATAGTCACCACCAACACCCTTTGCGGTGTCTGCTACGATAACATAAGTGTGATCCTTCTGCGCCACCTCGTAAATGTCCAACCCATCTTTGCTATAGATTGTGGGAATTGGTGACATTTGTGCAATTGTATCGGCTGCAACCAAAGTAAGACTTGATCCCAAGAATTTACACAAGACTTCTTGATTAAATTTCACTTCGCCAAGCAATCTGCGCTGTTCTTCCGCCCATTCTTTAGTGCGTCCAGGAATTTCCCAATATGGAATAAACATATTGACAAATCCATTGAGATTTTGTTCTGCTTCGTTCCAGAACTTCCAGAAATGATTGTACCCAAGTGGTGTCGAAGACAATAGAATTTTTGTTGTTTCGCCCGCAGAGATTGTGGGATAGACTGAGGTGAAGAATTGTTCAGCAATGTTGTTTGGAATGATAGCCGCTTCGTCAACGTATAGCAAGTTTACGGACTTACCACGAATACCTGATGCGCTTGTAGCCGCAGTAAAGACAATTGATCCGTTTTCAAGTGCAATGTCACCCTTGTTCCATGTTGTTACACCTTGTTGTAGCCATACTGGAAGATTTTCATACATGATCTGATAACGATACAATACTTCTCGAGCTGCCGATGCTTTATTTGCAAGAATTGCAACTGTCTTGCTTTCCTGAAAAAGGGTATACCAAAGGATATACGCCGCAGATGTGGTAGTCTTGCCCTGTTGGCGACCCTCCATCAGAATCACTTTGCGATTGTTGTGAATCACATTGACTTTGGTTTTCTGACATTCGTAAAGTTTGAATGGCTGAAGTCCATGGTCCAGAGTCACAATTTTACAATAAGTTTCAATGAAGTATATCAAATCGTTTACACATTTCAGATATTCTTCAATCTGCTCTTTTGTAAAATTAAGTGGCACTCCGGCTGCCTTTAGATTTGTATTTCCTAGATATTGTTTTACACTCATCTTTTAGATATTAATTTTTGTAGTTCTGCTGTGCTTCCAACGAATAGGGCATTCGTTACGTGAGTTGGACTTAATTGTTCTTCATCTTTCTTTTGTTGAATATCTTTTTTTACTTTTGCTAGATTTAACAAGTCTTTATTTGTGTCTGCTAAAGTTTTAATTAATTGTCCGACAACTTCATACGCTCTTGGTGATTCGCCTTCTTTTGCTAAGAACGTTAGATTTTCCATTGCGTCTTTGCCATTGTCAATTAATGTGCGTAGATTCTTTCGAGCATACTCATAGTCATCGTCAACTGTAGCATCATTAGTTACAGTCGTAACTTCTTTCGTTACAATTTCCTGTTGAACACTTGGAACGATATCAAAGATATCGTTGAGTTTTTCGTCTACTGTCTTTTTCATAGTAAATGATTATTCTCCGTAACAGTTTCAGTAATCTCGAATGCGGCATCACCCTCAAAAGTCTGAGTCGTGATTGTCGCCTGTTCGATTTTCGTGCGAACATCGGCTCTGTCGATGTATTTGTATTTCTGTAGAGGACCAAATAGATAACCTTTGACCGTAAAATCAAACTGCCAAGTCAAAACTCTGCGAGTATCAAAGTCGCCTTCCCATTCATCGGTAGAAGATACATTTGTAAGTTCGATTGGAATATCCATTGTAATGCCTAACTCAGGCAGAATCTTCATTGTAACTGTCCAGTCTGGTGTGAAAAATGGCACAATCTGTTCTACAATTTGTGTGCCGTCTTCTGCATTTTTGACGAATGCGTTTAACTGAAACTGCATGTCATATGGTACAGGCGCATATGTAAAATTGAAATCATTGCCACCTGTGTTTTGTCCTTTGACAAATTTATGTGCAGTATTCAATTTTCGGCTAGGTGCATATGACATTGATAGGAATTCAAATCCAAGTCTAGGATTTGTGACAGCAATTTCTCTGTTGAGAGTAGGATCGCCGTAAATTCTTTGATAGAATTTTTGCTTTGGGCCATATTCAATGGGGACGTTAAGTGTCTGTGCAACATTTCCATTTGCATCATAGCGTTCAATTTGAATCTCATTGAAGAGATTACCAAACATAATTACGAAACGTCTGAGTGTTCCGTGATAATAATCGTGACCGAACATCATAATTAGTAAGCCCTTGTAAGTGCAAATGGATTCATTTCAGTAAAGTCGAGAATATCATCATCGATAAGTTTCTCGCCAATCTCTTCGTTGTCTGCTGTTGCATCGTATGTGATAACTGTATTACCTTCATTGATAAAGTATGTGCCGTCTTCGTTGAGCATGAGATCGCCGTCTTCAAGAAGTGCCTTCTCAAGATTTGCAGTAGAAAGACTGTATTGGTCTTCAACACTATCAATCTCACCAACGTCAGTATTGATTTCTTCGCTAGAGTATTCGAATCTGTCGCAACGCAATTCGTATGTGAACAGTTTACCTAGTTGGAAAAAGTTTTCAATATTTTCAGTAAACTTAATTTCATACATGTATTTCATCATAGGTATCCAAATCAAGTCGCCTTCTCTAGGGCGAATGATTGAAGCATAATCCCATGCATCCGATACATCATATAGAAGTTGTTCACCATCTTCGTTGATAAAGTTATATCCATATTCTGTCAACAAAGATGTTTTGAGTGACTGTCCAAATCTTTTCTGAGAAACTACAAACGTAATTGATTCATCAATCTGTAGACCAAACTTTGAAATGAAATCTTCTTGTCCTTGAAAACCGTCAAAACTCTTTACAAATAATTCCATTTCAATTGCATCTTCAAATTTTGATAAAGTATCTTCGCCATAAATCTGATCTAGATTTTGAAATTGTCTAGGCAAGTAGTAGCCTTGAATGCCATATGTCTTTATGGATTCAATGATTAAGTCTTCTAAAACATTTTGCTCAGTATTGGTATTATACTGATTAAAATAACGATTTCTTGCCATGTGATTAGCCGATCATGTCTGAAACAGGAAGAGAATAAGTGTTGATCATTTCTTCCTCTAACTTACGAATTTCTTCGTTTGCTTCTTCCCAAATTTTCTGTCCGTTGAATGTAACTCCACCTGGCATTGTCATGCCTTCGAATTTTTTCAGATTGTCGCCCCATTGTCTTTTGATCAATTGTGTTGCATAATTCTGCAACCAGCGGTCTGTCCAAACGTCCGTATAAACTTCAGGATCAACTAGTTGATATGCTTCAACAATGATGTATTCGCCAACAGTTGTTTTCTCTAGCCATGCCATGTCAATGTAAAGTTTGTTGATATGACGATTGTATCTGATTGCTTGTTTGCCAACAAAAAGTTCTTCAGCAAGTGCTACGTTTTGTAGAGCCATATAGTATGGCGCATAACTTGTCGAATTGAATGCATATAGATCATTCAATGAAATTTGATATCTTAGATTAAAAAGATTATTTGTAGAGTAAGAATCACCAATGTCAAAAATGTTTGTGACGCCGATGATGTTCTGAGGTATTGTCAGATACTTGTTTGTTTGATCCTGTTCAGTAATCTGATACATTAGATAAGTTTTTTCGGAACCATCAAAATGATAATCGTGATAGTATGCGAGTGCTTCGTCAACTCTGTCTTCAACTTGATCATTGTCAACGTTGATTTCAAGAACAGGCTTGCCTAACTTTTTTAGGCAGTATTCAATGAAGTCTTCTCTAGAGGTTGGTTTTGCCATGAATGTGGTCCTTTAAATTTAACACCTCTATTTATAATTTTGTGGAAAATAAAAAAAAAGGAAAGTTAAACTTTCCTTTTTTCCTCAAGAAACTTTGTTTTGAGGTTTTTTATTCGCAACATTGCTTTCAGTCTTTATCGGACACAATTACAGCAACACTATCAACCCATAACATACGACCACGACACGCAATGTTCCACTTGGTTTCGCCATATTCTTCGGTGCATTCGGTAAAAGTTTCGCCTAGAATGCGAACATCTGAAGCCAAATGTTCTACACCATTTTCAAAAACACGCCAAACCAATGAACTGCCATTATGTTTAGTATTGAATCTAACGTGATACTTGTTCACTCAATACCCATTTGTTTGCGAATTTTTGTGGCACTAATAGAGTGAGTTTTTTCATCAAATGTTTCCTGTTCAATCTTATATCCAACATCACGGCCGTATGTGATGTTTACAATGTTAGGGACCACTTGTATTTCATATTGTCCCTGATAAAGCATATCCAAGTCTTTTTTAATAAAATTTTTGACTTTTTCAATTTCAAAAGGATTACTACCTTGCCATCCTTGACAATCTCTAATTTGAATTACAACCTGACCAGTCTTTTTAATTGATCTTTCAAATAATGCACGATGACCCTCATGCCATGGTTGCCAACGACCTAACATCTGAACAGTTTCTTTTTTCCAATCAAAAACTGGTCTTCGTTTTTGATTAATAATATGCTCTCCAACAAATGATACCCACTTCTCGGCATTCTGTTCATTGATTCTGAAATCATAAATTTCTGGCGGTACAAATGCTTTATTGGTATCTTCATATCTTCCCTGATCAATTGTATCCATCCAGATAGTCCAGTCTGCTTTAAAATTATTACGCATTTCTGGTAGAGGAGCAACAAAATCACAAATCACATAATCTGAAGTTGATCTTAAAGCAAAGTCGGCCATTCTTATACTTTGTCTAATTCTTCCGTCTTTGCTAAAATCCCAATCGTTATATCGTTTTCGTATTTCATCAGCATTAAACCATTCGACCTTAGCACTCCAATATAAAGGCGGCATTTCATATTCCGCCAGTTTGTTCAAAGGCATATTTTTAAAGTTGCTATTAAGTTCCAAATATGATTTTAGTCTTTCGGCAAAGTATGTTTTTCCTGATCCAGGAAGTCCCATAATTAAAATTTTTACAGCCATATTATATCTCCATTTAAAGTTTAGATGCAGGAAGCAAATCAAAAATTGCGTTTAGTCTAGGTTTTTTTCCTCGATACACAACTTTGTGAGGAAGTCTATTATTTATTTCAATAACATCACCCAAATTCATATCAACTTTCATGCCGCGAATTAAAAAATCCATATTATCATAATCACCATGTATGCATATATGAAATCTGTGAGTGAGTCCAAAATACGGATGAGTATCAGAATGTTCTTCAACATTTTCATCTGGCATTAAAAGAACAATCATTGCGGTAGTGACTACAAATTTTTCATTATAAAAATTTGTTGCGGCTTGAATGGCAGGATCAAACAACGTCATCATTTGTTCGGTGTGTTTGAATGTCATTTTTTTCATATTAGGAAAATTAGACCTGTCTGGAAAAATTGCGGCAACTGTTTTTGTTGATGAATGCGCTTTAAAATTATTTTGCCTAAAGGTAAATTCTTCCCAATCTTCATCTTCCAGACTAACGCAAAAATCAAATAGGGGTTTGATATCGATTTTTGTTATGTATCTACTATTATCAATTATGTCCATTCTTTCCAAAACTCCTCTATTTGAAATCTATCGGCAAAAATTTGCAACCTGTCTAAATCTTTATTTGTATTTCTGACAGACTTCTGTATCTCATGTAATTTATATAGTCCGTAGAATTCATCATTTTGTTCTTCTGCGTTGTCTAAATTTTCTGTGGAGATTTGATGAGAATCAAGATTGAGATAATTGAACACCCTATTCATTTCGTTTTTAGGTTGCAAACACAATTTATCATAATCTACAAACAACATATCTTTGTGTCTACCTTGAACAATTGATGCTTCATAAATTGCAGAATACGCCAAACCTATACT